TTTACCTTGTACAACTTTGCGTTTTGGAATAGGGCCCAACTTATTTGTCATAAAGCTCTCCGCTTAATGCTTCTCCCGCGTGTCCCGTAAGAGCTAGCGCAACACCACACAGAGAGCGGGAGGAACCTGTGCAAGAAGTCCGAAGACTGTGCTCTTTTATCCGGGCGAATAACAGAGGATGTACGCTAGCAAATAAATAATACGATATATCTTTTTAAGCGTAACCCAGTTACGCTCCTTTAGAGGGCTTTTTACCTTGTAACTGTTGGCGCGGCTTGCCTGGCGCCGACTTGGAAACTTTAACAGGCTGGGGCATAGCCGGTAACAGTTCATTTATTCGTGGCGCTGCAATAGCAAGCAGATCAAGCACAACACCGACACGAGATGCACGGAGCACCGGCTTCTTTGAGCGCAACCATGCATTTGCAGCGCTCACTCCGTGGGCGTCTGCTATTTTCACGGCTTCTGCCTTCTCTTCAGCAGTTAGCTGAGCAAGTTGCAATTTGGCCAGTTTGCGAGCTTCTACCACTTTATCGACCTCGGCCAAGAGGGCTTCGGAAACATTTATTAAGATATTCGGCATACGTTTGCTCCCTAAATTCGAGTCCACATCGTACTTTATAAATTATATAAAGTAACCCAGTGAGTGAAAAGACTGAAAAAGAGGCTTGGTACCAGGCTTGTCGGCTGATCGTGTATTAAAAAAGGCCTTGTGTGTTTGAGCCACAAGCCTTTTATACACGACACTTTTCATGTGCAGTGGGGCTATGCTCTTGAACTTAAAGTTAAAAGAGGCCTTTTTCTACACGACTACGTTAATACATGCGCTCCAACCTTTTTATACAAAATATCACAATAATATATGAATAAAATTCTATAAAGATACTAAAAAGTAGTGTAGTGATGTAGTAAATTCTGACAAAAGGTATACCGGCATTGCATCCCATCACACTGCACGACGCTCAAAATGCTGTAATTATCGTGTAGATGGAGGGCCATAAATCGAGCGTAAAGCTTAGTACATAAGGCTTTCATCAGTTTGAAGCCATGTGTAGTAGCTTCTGGATGTACTTATTGTGGCATGCCGCAGTACAATGCAAACACCTGCCAGCCAGCGTAATGCTGCATGTAAGCCCTAGTCTGCAATTACTGGAGATTAAAGAATGGCGAAAGCTCTCACATCGAAGAAGCCTACGGCAAAGCTTGTCGCGAAGTTTCCTGCAAAAAAGCCTGCTATGAAGTCCTCTGCAAAAAAGCCTGCTTCCGATAAATTCACTTCTGAGCTTGCTCGTCGTCGTTCATTATTTGCAAACATGACAGAAGAAAAAAAGTTGGAAATTGTAAAAGCTGTATGCGAGATAATCGCATCCACTGAGCGTGGCGTCGTTAGCATCTTGAAAGATCACCCAGACTTCCCCAATTATTCATTGTTCTATGAGTGGCTCGACACCGACAAAGCTCTCGCTGACATATACACGCGAGCCAAGTTCCAGCAAGCCGAATGCATGGGCGACAAGCTGCTCGATATAGCAGATGATGGTACAAATGACTGGACCGAACGTGAGAATGAGCGCACAGGTAAAGTCTCAGTCGTTTTAGACGGCGAGCATGTGCAACGCTCCAGGCTCCGTGTCGAAACACGCAAGTGGCTAATGGCTCATCTTAAGCCGCACAAATTCGGCGACCGCCAAATCCTGGCTGGCGATCCTGAAGCTCCTCTGAGCCCAGTCGCAGACCTGAGTGCATTGTCTGACGCTGAGCTTCAAGCCTATCTCACATTGCAGCGGAAACTGGAAAATAAATCATGAGCGAATCAATCGTTGGCCTGATCAAGGTCGCGCCAACAAAAGGCGAACCATTGTTTAAAGGCGATGTCGCCGGTCGCGAATTCCACGGAAATCAATATATAAGTGGAGGCGCCAAAGAAACTACAAGCGCTAGTGGCAAAGCCTGGAATGGCAAAGAACCACTCCAAGCTGGGCATATAGTTCATTTAGAGGGTGACGGCGTCCAAAAATACAAAGTACTCGAAGCACGTGACGCTCGTGGCGACATGCCAAGAGTTTTGGTTGAGGCTCAGGACACCGGTATGAAACTAGCACCTACTGAGCGCGTCGCTCGCGAACATATAAGGGCGCCAAGTAAGTGAACGCTCCTATGCGCCTGCCAATGCTATCCGACCTCGAAGCCGAAATGGCACGGCGCGATTTGCATTTCTTCTTCTGGCGTTTTGCATGGCCGGTCCTACAGCCGGCAACACAATTCAAAGACAACTGGCACATCGGTGCGATATGCGAGCATCTGACAGCTGTCAAGCGTGGCCAGATTCAGAAATTGCTCATCAACATGCCATTCCGCATGTTGAAATCATCTTTAGTCAGTCACGCATTCCCAGCATGGGATTGGATTGATAATCCCTCGCGCCAATTCTTGACAGCCTCCTATGCTAAGGACATCGCGACACGTGATGCCGTTGATACTCGGCGCGTTATTGAATCGTCTGGCTATCAAACCGCGTTCGGACACAAGTTCAAGATGACGGGTGACCAGAACGTAAAGTCGCGATATGAAAACGACAAGCGTGGTATGCGCACAGTCACATCCACTGATGGCGCAGGCACAGGTTTCGGCGGCGACATACGCATCGTGGACGACCCTGTTTCGGCCAAGGACGCAGACAGCCCTCTTGCGCTTGCAGGCTCCGTAGAGTGGTGGAAGGGTACGATGGCAACCCGCGCGAATGACCCATCAACTGGCGCAGTGATAGTCGTGCACCAGCGACTCAATGTGAACGATCTGACAGGCTATTTGCTTGAGCATGAGGATGGCTGGGAACATCTGGCGTTGCCTTTCCGCTATGATCCGAAATTCATTCAGAAGCCGACATCGCTCGGCTTTACAGATCCGCGCAAAGTCGAGGGTGAACTGATTCATCCCGCACGCGTTCCCGAACAAATCGCAAAGGATTTGGAGACGACGCTCGGCAGTTATCACAAGCAAGCGCAACTGCAACAAAATCCGGAACCGCGCAGCGGCATCATCTTCATCCGTGATCAATGGAAGTTCTACAAAGAGCTGCCGCAACTTGATGAGATCGTCGTGAGTGTTGATTGTACGTTCAAGAATCTGACGACTTCTGACCATGTTGCAATTCAGGCATGGGGGAACAAGGGCGCGAACGACTATCTGCTTCCTGGCCGCATTAAGGAGCGCATGGGATTCGGCGCAACGGTCACTGCATTGCGCAACTTCGTGGCAGCTGTGTCCGCGAAGCATCCGAATGTCGGCGTGACGGCGGTGCTGGTTGAGGACAAAGCCAACGGCTCCGCAGTTATCGAAACACTGACGGATGAGATTGCCGGAGTGCTGCCAATAAATCCAGAAGGTGGCAAGGCGGCAAGAGCATTCGCGATGCAACCTGCTTGTGAGGCCGGGAATGTGTTCCTGCCCGACTCAAGCGTCGAACCAAACATCGAAGACTTCGTGTCCACCTGTTCCAAGTTCACGGGTGCGGATGGTGGTGACGATGACGAAGTTGACAGCATGACGCAGTATTGCAACTGGCGTCGTGTTCGTGGTAAGACGATGGGGCTGGTAGACTACATGCGTCAGCAACAAGAGATGAAGGAGAAGGCGGCATGAGTGTTGATCTGAAAAAGTGTGTGAGATACGTCGGTGGCGAACCTGCGGTGACGTTTGAGAAGGGCGATGCTCCTGGGCACGAGTTCCATGGGAATCAGTACTCAACAGGCGGAGGGAGCAATGCAAAAAATTATGCAAGCGGAGCGGAGCGTGCGCGCAAAGAGACTGCCGCCTCAGAAAAGAAGTTTCCAAAAGGAACGATAGTGCGAGCTAACTACCAAGGCGCCCCGAATGAAGAAGTGATTGGGCATGAGGGGAACATGCTTATAACTACAAGGCCAGGTAAGCCCATCGGCTACTTGCATTCAACTAAAGCAGTGCACGTGAAATAAATGGCCTCCCGCGAGCAAATGAGATTGGTAGACTACACGCGTCAGCAACAAGAGATGAAGGAGGTGGTATGAACGCAACAGTCGTTGATTTAATTAAGGCCGCCCAACAAAACGGCGAGCCGTTGTTTAAGGGCGACTTCGCAGGGCATGAGTTTCATGGAAACCAGTACAGTGGTGGAAGTGGGACAAAGCAGAAAACAGATTACACCAATAAGCAAAAGTTTGAAGATCAACATCGAAAGATGTATCCAAAAGCCACTCAGTCTGAGATAGATATTGCGCATGCCAATTATGTCTCGGCTATGAATGCACGGAAAGCATAATCAATGGCCTCCCGCGAGACAATGGGCAGCAACATTGATCCTGGCTTCATCCAACGGGTGAGCCAAGGCATTCGCTACGCCATCACAGGCGTTGGCCCGGAAAATTTCTTCGGTCCATCGCAGCCGCTTGCTCCTGTCGCACAGGAGAAATCCGAAGGCCGTGCATTTGACTTTCCTGTTGGCGTCAACCTGCGCATCCAGCCTCGCAACACCGAGGCCAATCCGTTCTCGACGATGCGCCAGTTGGCAGATGGCTATGATCTATTGCGCGTTGTTATCGAAACACGCAAAGACCAGATCAAATCGTTCGATTGGGAAATTGTGCCGACAGACGAGGAGAAGAATTCCGAGCAGTTCGCGGCACAGATCAAATACGTGTCCGATTTCCTGCAAATGCCAGATCGTGAGCACACATGGGACGACTGGCTGAGTATCTTTGTCGAGGACTTGCTGGTTATTGACGCTGTTGCGGTTTACCCCGCATACAATCGCGGCGGAAAAGTGATGGCACTTGAGTTGATTGACGCCGCGACTATCACACGCAAGATAACGGCGCAAGGCCGTACCCCTTTCCCGCCTGATCCGGCATACCAGCAAATTATTCATGGCATCATGGCAAATGATCTGACGACAGATGACCTCGTTTACATGATGCGCAATCCACGCACGAACCGCTTATATGGCTTCAGTCCTGTTGAACAAATCATCATGACCGTGAACATCGCGCTACGTCGTCAATTGAGCCAGCTGGAATTCTACACGTCTGGCAATGTGCCAGAGGCAATTGCACAAGTACCGGAGAATTGGACGCCGAAGCAAATTGTTGAATTCCAAACATTATGGGATAGCATGAACGAAGGCAACACTGCCGCACGCCGCAAGATGCGATTCGTTCCAAGTCTGAAGGACATCATCTTCCCAAAGAAGGACGTGCTCAAGGACGAATACGATGAATGGTTGGCGCGCATCGTTTGCTTTGCCTTCTCCATCCCTCCGACATCGTTTGTCAAACAGCAAAGCCGTGCCACAGCAGAACAGGCCGCTGATTCCGCAAAAGAAGAAGGTCTGTTTCCGCTTATGCGGTGGATTCAAAACAAGATGAATTTCTTGATTTCCACGAAGCTCGGCGTGCCGGAAGTTCGATTCAAGTGGAAGATAGAGAACACAGTTGATCCTCTGAAGCAAGCGCAGATTGACAAAATCTATATCACGGACACGAACGTGTATTCCGCCGATGAAGTTCGTGAAAGGCTGGGGATGGACGCACGTAAGGAAGCGCCACAAGGTATGACACTTCCTGCGTCAAAGTCTGTACAGCAGCAAGAAGAGGCAACAGCATGAACGCGATCGCCGCGCTGCTACGCCCACGCGACACCGACAAGGTGCTGGCCAATTCGTCCCCGGCAAGGGCAAGAGTGCATAACCTTCCCGCATTGCTTAAGGCGCGTTCAAACGCGACAGGCGTTGCGATGTACACTGCAAAGCATGTTGGCAACGTTTCTAAAAAAGCAAGCAAGGTTACGCAAAGCAGCGGACAGACCATTGCCAAAAAGGTTGCACGGCTATATGGGCTGCGTCTGTTGAAGCAGGATTCGCAAGAAGCCGTCATCCAAGCAATATTGAGTGAGCTGAATTTAACAGGCCTGAGCGTGGATGTAACTGACGCCATCACGCCAGACCTCATTGATGCATTCAATGCTGCCGGGATTGTCGGCATAGGGCAGGTTGGAATGGACGCAACGCCGGACATGACTAATCACCTGGATGAAATGGCACGCACCTATGCAAAAGAGCACGCTGCTGAACTGGTCACGAATTTGACAAGCACGACTAAGGAAGCACTGCGTGGTGAGATAACGCGCGCTGTCGAGAGCGGCATGAGCACTGACGAATTGTCGCGTTCAATTCGAGCTTCATTTGCGTTCAGCGAGTCTCGCGCGGACGTGATTGCGCGCACTGAGCTGGCCTCTGCTCATGTAAGCGGAAACGTGCAGGGATGGCGAGAAACAGGAGTAGTCATTGGTAAGCGTTCGATTCTTGGCGACTTGCATGACAAGGATGATGTGTGTGATGAATGTGCTGCTGCTGGCACAGTTGGCATTGACGATGATTTTGTGAGTGGTTATGCGCAACCGCCATACCACCCGAATTGCATTTGTGATGTTGTTCCTGTATTGAAAGGGGAAGAGTGATGAAAGTTAAATATTTAATCGCAGCATTGGTGCCTGCGCTGTTGTTCTTACCGTCGGTCGCAGTTGTCATGGCAGCGACGAACGGAAAAGTTCAACGCTCGCAGTCTGAGCAAATCGGCAACCCGCCAACTGCCGCAATGACATACGATCGTGATTGTGACGGGAACGGGAAGCCGCGCAATCTGGCAACGACCAGCACGCCAGCAGTTTCTGGGACGGTAACAACTACGACCATCTCCGAAACAGACGGTGTGAATACTTGGACGACGACGAGCACTTACGACTCGTCGTCTGGCGCGGTCACTTACACGTGTGCACAGCTGCAATGAACCGTCTGCTCGTACTGCTTGGTTGTCTGTTTTCGCTGGCCGTTGGCGCGGCGGATTATGGCACAGTGTCTGTGCTGGGGGGAGCGACGTCCGCACTGCAAGCTACCGGTAACGCATCTGCCGCTTCCGCCGCTTCAAGTGTAGCATCGCTCAATTCTAAATTCCTCGCAAACGCGAGCGGGGTAGCCGAAGTTCCGTCAAGAATGCGGTTCTACAATTCGGAACATCTCGGATGGTATGACGAGGAAGGTGCTGATGGATCAATGCGAACGTTAGATTACACCTATGCGATAGCGCACGGCAATGTTGCAAACCATATACCGTATCGCGGGTTTGGTGATAGGACATCAATTTCAACCGGCGCTACTGGGAATGATATTTGGCAAGGCGCATCTGCCGTGATGCCGATTCCTGACCAAACGACGGGCGAACAAATGACGCTCGTATCTACATCCGCAAATGATACCCTGCTCGGGTCGGGATGCAGGCAGGTTGATGTACATTATCTAAATGCCTCCGGCGTACCTGCGAGCGAGATTGTCAATATGAGCGGAGTTTCTCCGGTTGACACAATCGCTACCAATATTAGATTTGTGGAGAACATCCATTCTGAAACTGTCGGTGCTACAGGATCCACCGAGGGGGTTGTTACTATTCATAAAATAGGCGATCCGAGCGTTGTGTATAACGCAATGGTTGCTGGCAGCAACATGGCACTCAATTCTGCGAGGATGATCCCTGCCGGACAAACATTTTACATGACCGGGCTTACTGCAACGGCAACGGACAACACTGCTATTTTGGTCAGGTTATTGGCGACTATCACATCGGAAGGTACAGTTACCCCCGGATTGTTTTTTACCGTATACGAACCGTTCAGACTAGAGAACAGCACAGTCACACGCACGTTACGACTACCTCTAGCATTTCCATCATTAAGCATCCTAAAAGGGAACGCAGTACCGCAAACGTCTGGCGGCTCGGCTACTTTGTCGTATGAGGGATGGTACGAGCCGAACGAATAATTTATGGAGCAACACATGAAAAAAATAATCCCATCAATTGTATTATCGCTGTGCATTGCTCTATTGTCTTTAACGTATGAACCGATACGCGCATGGGCTGGCGAGCTAAAGATTCTCGATACGTGCCTGTCATGCAATTTTGTCGGAGGGAATATTAGCGGCGCTACTGTGTCTAGTCTGGCTGGCGTACCGTCAGGCTCCGGCACAAGCACAGGCGCGAACACTGGCGATGTCGCTCTCAGCGCGGTAGGTGCTACACCGAATGCAGACGGCGCTTCTCTATCTGGGCAAGTGTTGACGTTACAACCCGCTGATGCAACACATCCGGGCGCACTTACCGCTTCCGCTCAGGCCATATCAGGCGTTAAAACATTCATGTCTGGCGTGGACATGAACTCTCAACTCATTACCAACGTATCGCCCGGACTCGCATCAACAGATGCGGCCACAGTTGGGCAAATATCCGCCGGGGTGACTTGGGTGTCTCCGATAGCCGTTCCGTACGTATTGGACGATTCACAAACTGCACCGCCAGCGACCTGCTTACTTGAGGACAGTTATATAGCTGCTGCGAGTTCTGGCGTGTGGACGGCTGGACATTTATACGAATGCGCAACGGCAAGTCCGTCTGCATGGACGGACATTGGGACAATTGCTGCCGGGAGCAGAGTAGGTGTCACATTCAACAACACGGCAAGCGCTGTGGGTTCGTTCACCGGGAAAGACAAATATATTTTTGAAGTCACCGGAGGAACCCCAGGCGCTTACACCTACACACAAACCGCCCCCACATCGGGGATGCAAGTATTTGTAGATGGCGTGGGCGGAATTGATTATCGGCATGTGTACTGGTACAACGCTGCCGGGGCTACGTGGATTGATACGCAGGGCGGGGCAGTTACAAACCCAGCAGCAGGGAATGCTTTGTCATATTCCGGCAATACGCTAAACGTAGGATATGACAATGTTTCCGTTGGGAAGAATGGCTCTAACCAGCTCACATTGCTTGCTCCACAAGTCCCAACGGGTCGCCTGACACTAACCAGCGGGGTCCCGATCACAACGGCAGATGTTACTGCCGCAACTACCGTTTATTTCACCGCAGGCACAATGACGCTTTGGAATGGTTCGGCATGGCAACAGTTTGTGAATTCTCAACTAAGTGTTGCGGTTCCAGCTACTACAAACACAATGTATGACGCATATGCCTGCTATAACGCGGGTACGCCAAACCTGCAACTTGTGGCGTGGGCAGGGTTAACTACGCAGCCGACTCGCGGAACACAAAACGGATTCGATACTAAAAATGCTGACGCAACTTGCTTGTATGTTGGCGTATTCAAAACCACTGGCGTGAGCGGACAGACAGAAGATTCTCTTGCGAACAGATTTTTAGCAAATCACTTTAATAAAGTAAAAAAGCCAATGAAGCGGGAAGAGACCGCGGCATCATGGACATATTCAACAGCCGTGTGGAGACAGGCAAACGCGAATACTGCAAACCAATTGAACTTTGTTATCGAGTCAACGTCGTCTTATTTCTACGCCGCAAATAAAAGTTCATTTGCGAATTCGATCACTGCCGCCGTGCATATTTCTCTCGGCTTAGATTCTACATCAACCCCCACAACGGATACGTTTAAGGTTGGGACCACTTCATCATCCGTTGATGCGAATTATTATTTCTACCCAGGAAGCGGATACCATTTTATTTCAGCAGAAGAATATGTGACTAGCGGCACAGCAACGTTTAACGGAGCAGTATTGGCAGGAACTTCTGGCGCCTTTTTACTGAATGGATATGGGGAGTTTTGATGAAAAAAATTATTATAGGATTACTGTTTTCTGCCACTGCTAATGCGGCACAAATATCGGTGGATCAAATTTTAGCAGTAGACTTAGATGTTCGCACAGTTTGCCCATCAGTTTCGAGCGTTGATTCAACAGGAGCTATAATTTTCCAGACCCAAACAGACGCAGGGCTCGTCCAGCAGCAGTGTGCGCTAGCCGTTATGGCAAAATATAGCACGACACCACATGTTAACATCATCGGGAAAATATGCCCGGCAACTGGGGCTTGTTAAATGGAACAGGCCAATTTGACTCCTTCTTTGTTCGAATACCTGCGCAGGATTGACGATCGGCAAGCGGCGTTGGATTCTGCCCTACGTACCCACATGGTGAATGAAGAGGCCGGAATGGCCTCTATCAGATGCGAGCTGAAACTCTTAACCAGTGTGACAGAATCAATGCCTCATGTTGATGGTAAGGCTGACTTTTACGGGCACAGAGTTGATCATGATGAGCACCGGGCAACCCGCAATATTGTTGGGACGATGAAGGGTAAGTTTTTTGGAAAGATTGGAGAACTCATTGCGATTGCAGCAATCGTAACGCTCGTGATGCACGGCAAAGAACTTGTTGGACTTATTCTTAAATAAACTGGAGAAATAGTCATGCCACAAACTAGCAGAGACTTAAACGATTGCACGCCCGAGATGCGTGATAAAACGATAGAAGTTCTAGCAGCGTCGAAAGCAGAATTGCCCGCAAGTGATGTGGCCATTGTCGCTTGTACTTACCGAAACACCGCTGGACAGTTTGCGGTATGGCAATGCGGACGTGACGAATCCGGGAATATTGTGGACAAAGCTGCCGTGAAGACATACAAGAAGCCTGGCACCAGCGAGCACAACCACGTTGATTCGGCAGGACGCCCCGCATCGCGTGCTGTTGACCTGCTGATACTGCGGCACGGTCGTGTTGTGGACGATGGGGCTGACCCGTCCTACGCCATTCTTGGCGCAATCGGGAAACGTTTTGGTCTTGAATGGAGCGGTGATTGGAGGTGCGATCTTGAGTCTGCGCATTTCCAATTGCTGAACGCCGGAACTATTCGGGCGCAATAATTTTCAATCATTGAAAGGAAAATCATGGATGCAGTAAGTGCAGTTACCGCAATACCCGCTGGCGATGCGATAGACATTATAGCAGGCATCATCATCGTGTTGCCTGGATTCCTTGGCATGTATGCGCATTGGCGCGTAGCAAAGCGTAAAGGACAGGCGCAAGGGACATTCCTTGATTACCTCATTGCAGACAATCCGGCAGGGACCGGGATCACGCTGACAATGTTTTTCTCTTCTATGGCCGCGATGAATTGGGCGGGGCTGTTCGACCAAGTTTCGGCGGAATACATTGTCGAGGCAGCGAAGAATTTCCAGTTTTACAAACCGGCAATGGGTGCGATGATTATGTCCGGGGTGACTGGCTATACCTGCGATTCCAGGTTCAACAGTTCGGTGAACAAGCAATGACCCATAATGCCGCCCTTTTTGCGATTGCCGTAATCGCTGTGCTGTTTGTCCTTTGGAGCTATGCATGACTCATGAGATAATTTCCATCGTTGTGGCCTTCGGTTTATGCGCGGTATTTTTTGTGTTCGGGTATTCTGTTGGAAGGGGTGGCAAATGATGTATACACGCGTTTTACTCATCCTGGTTGTGGCTGCCATGTTGATCGCTCTTGGGGCGACCATCGAACGTCACTGGAAGGTGATTCCGCTGCAACTGGAGATGGCTAAATCCGATCTTGCTGCGGCAACAGCAACCGGGGAGTATGTTCAATTTTCACAAACCAAAATCTACGACTTGGAGAATCAACATGAAAAAGATATTGGTATCGTTAATGCTATTCATTCTCGCCCTGCTGTCCGGGTGTTCTTGCCCTGCGCCGAAAGTGGTGGTGGCGAAACCACAGCCGCCAGCGGAGTCGCGGTATCAACTGAGAGCGCCAGGCTTCTATCAGAGCGAAACCAACAAGCTCTGGACAGATTTAAGCAACGACTGGACGATCTCCAATATCAAGCCGATACCGACATCGAGGCCTGCCGAGTAATTCAAGCGGCAGCGAATGCCACTTGCTGGTCTATAGTAAATCAACTTTCACAAGGAGCACAACCATGACGAGTATGAAATTATTTGCACAGATTCAAAAAGTGGACGAGGAAAAGCGCCTTGTCTTTGGCCGCGCGGCGGATGAGACTCCGGACAAGTCTGGCGAGATGCTGAATTATGACGGCAGCAAACCACACTTCGTCAAATGGAGTGAAGACTTGTCGAAGGACACTGACGGCAAGAGCCTCGGCAACTTGCGTGCAATGCATGGCAAGGTCGCAGCTGGCGTGCTGAAGGATATTCAGTTTGACGACTCGGCGCGCACGATCAATGTGTGCGCCAAAGTCGTTGATGACAACGAATGGAAAAAAGTTCTTGAAGGTGTGTACACCGGATTCAGCATCGGCGGAAGTTATGGCGAGAAGTCAGTCGAAAAGGTGGCGGACAAGGAGTACACGCGCTATGTCGCTATTCCAAGTGAAATCAGCCTCGTTGACAGGCCATGCATTCCGACAGCAAAGTTCTTCCAAGTGCAAAAGGCAGACGGCTCAACAGCGGATGTGGAATTCAAACCTGCTTTGGACTTGGAGAAGGAGGGCGGTGCCGTGGACGTTACCGGCACCCCTGAGGAAATCATTGCTTTCGGCAAGCTCATGAATGACAAAGGCTTGACCATGGCAGAAGTCATCGAGATGGTGAAGATCGCAGCGCGTGATGATACCAGCGCGGAAGCTGGCAAGAAGGAGTATGGCGATGTGGAATTCGCCGATACAAAGAACAAGAAATACCCACTTGACACTGAAGCGCACGTGCGTGCGGCAGCATCCTATTTCGGCATGGACAAGAACAGGGGCAAGTACAGTGCGGAGGACCAAAAGACGATTGACAGCAAGATTGCAGCGGCAAAGGAGAGGTTCAAGGTTGGCGACGACGAAGCGAGCAAAGCCGAAACCGTCAAGGTGATGAAGGTTCTTGTGTCTGGCTTGCGTAAGGGAATGTATGAGTGTGCGCAATTCGCACAGATCATCGGCGCGATGCAGAATTTGATGAATTCTGCAGCATATGAGTCCTACCGTGAAGGCGACGACTCCCCCGTGCCGCAAGCGTTGGGCGCGTGCATCCAAATGTGCGCGGGCGTTCTCAAGCAAATGATTGACGAGGAAGTTTCCGAGGCGGGTGGTGACGAAGAAATGCCGCAGAACGTCATGCAGATGGCAGAGCATTGTGGCGCACTAGCCAAGTATGAAGGCGAGCACCCGTTGCTGACACTTGTCAAGTACGGCGCGCGGCACGGCGCGGGCGACAAGGCGCTTGTCGAGGGAATCCACAAAGCCTCCGTTGACTTGGGCGCAGATTGTCAGCCTGCCGCGAAGGCCGATGTTGGCGATTTGCACAAGGCCGAAGATGGTGTGCTAGCAAAAATGGTTGCCGCTGCCATCGAGCCTTTGCAGAAGTCGTTGTTCGATGCACAGGAGCAAATCAAGAAGTTAGAGGCCGAGCCTCGTGCTCCAAAAGTCTCCTTGCGTGCAGTGAGCAAGGCAAACGACGATGGCGGATTCAGCAGTGCACAGCCCACAGAAACGGACTTGGTAAAAGACGCTCATGGGGCGGTGCATCCTGCCGCTTCACTGATCAAGCAGCAATTCGCAACAGGGGGACAGCCGATGGTTTATCGCGGCTAGCCAGTTATTAACTTTCATTTAACCGAATCACCCTTTTACAAGGAGAAACACCATGGGAAATACTTCCGTTGCAGAGACTCTTGCTCTGCTCAAGGCTGCGCAAGCCAATCCGAGTGATGAATTGCGCAAAGCGTGGACGCAGTCGGCATCCGCCGTCAGCGGGATCACAGCCTATGACTTGGAGGCACCGGCCAAGCAGCTTTATCCAGTAATTACCCCGCTGCGCAACGAGATCCCTCGTGTGTCTGGCAAGGGCGGTATCCAAGCGGCATGGCGTGCAGTCACTGGCGTGAACACCGCGCGCACAGGCTCGCCCTACGTGTCTGGTGGCAACCGTTCTGGAGTCATCACAACTACTACCGCTGATTATACGGCAGCGTATAAAGGCCTCGGCCTGGAAGATTCTGTGACGTTTGAAGCAGACTATGCCGCCGAGAACTTCCAGGATGTGAAGGCGCTGGCTGTTGAAGGGTTGTTGCGCGCCATGATGATCTCGGAAGAAAAGATCATCCTTGGCGGCAACAACAGCCTGTCCGTTGCCAACACGCCAACGCCTACCCTGACCTCTGCTAACACTGGCGGAACACTGACTGGAAACGTTGGTTATGGCGTCGGCGTTGTTGCGTTGACCTTCGAGGGCTACCTTAACGCCTCGCTAACAACTGGTATTTTGCAGTCATTTGTCCGCACGAATGCAGACGCTTCCACTGACACAATCAGCGGCGGCACTGCACTGCCTGCAACGCAAGCCAACATCATCAACTCCAACACAGGTACCACAACTACTATTTCTGCGACCGTGGCACCTGTCGCTGGCGCAGTTGGTTATGCATGGTTCTGGGGTGCAAACTCTGGCAACCTCACGCTGGGTGCGATCACTACGATCAACAGCGTGCTGATCACTGCCAATGCGACAGGCACCGCATCTGGCGGCGGCGTGGCGAACTACCAAGCATTGACTTCGACCAACAACTCAACCAATAGCCTGGCATTCGACGGTCTGCTCACCATCGCGTCCAGCTCTACGCTGAACAGCTATCAAGCAACGATGGCAACCGGCACCGCAGGCACCGGCACGCCGTTGACCAGTGATGGCGCTGGCGGTATCGTGGAGATTGACACTGCATTGAAGTCATTCTGGGACAATTACCGCCTCAGTCCAGACACGTTGTGGGTGAATTCGCAGCAAATGAACGATATTGGCAAGAAGATTCTGGCCGGTTCGGCGAATGCTGCTCAGCGCTTTGTGTTTAATGCGGACCAAGGGATGGTCGGTGGCGGCATCATGGTGCGCACCTACCTGAACAAGTTCGGCATGGATGGCGCACAGGAGTTGAAGATCCGCCTGCACCCGAACATGCCTGCTGGCACGATGCTGTTCACCACGAACCGCCTGCCCTACCCACTCTCGAACGTCACGAACGTCATGCAAATGCGCATGCGCCGTGATTACTACCAGATCGAGTGGCCGCTGGTGACCCGCAAGTATCAGTATGGTATCTATGAAGACGGGGTGCTTCAGCACTTCTTCCCACCTTCGATTGGTATCATCACCAACATCGCTGCGGGCTAAGCATTGTTGTGAGCTGTTCCGCCGGGGGAGAAATCCTTCGGCGGTTTTGAAATCTTGAATTGAGGAGAACCAAATGCATTACAGAAATGGCCGCGAGGCTAAAAACGGTGACAAGATTGTGCGGTTGGCAGGAGGAAAGGTTGATGCTTTCGGCACATTGCAAGACGCTGTTGCAGGGAATGATTATTGCAATGGGAACATCGTGCATGAGGGCGGACACTCGACTTATGCGCGCATGTGCGACTGCCTGCATGTTGATGACATGGCGGAAATTTTGGCTGCTCAAGGGCTGGACAAGCGCCCTGCTGGCATGTAACAAATCACACAACGAAAGAAAAGGAGAATCAAAATGAGCAACCCCTTTACAGCAGACATGGTAACGTTGAAGTTGCCACAAGGCATGGGCAGTATGTTGTCCGTCGGCGGCTTCAGCCTGCAAGCCGACAAGAATGGCTGCATCCAAGTCCCGCAGAAGTACGTCGCGGACTTGGCAGCACAAGGTTTGGCCGTCGTCCGGTAAGTAAATCGTGAACCTGACCACCATCGCCGCTGTCAAGGCGTACTTGACAATTACCACATCGAATCAAGATGCGCTGATTGCGCAGTTGATTCCGCGTGAGTCCGCGCTTGTGGAGCGGTGGACGGGTCGCACGTTTCCGACTGTCACGAACGCCAGTAAGCGACTAAATGGTACAGGCACGACACGGCTGGTGTTGCCGGACAATCCCATCATTTCCGTGTCCGCGCTTAGCATCTATGGATCGGCAATTGCGGCATCGCCGGACGGCATTCAGGCCGGATACCTGTTCGATGACACGTGCTTGTATCTTGTCGGCGGAGTCGGTGGCATAGGCTGGGGGGACAGATTCCCGACGCAGCCGCAGAGCGTCGTTTGTTCATGGACAGGCGGATATCAGACGAGCGAGACGGATTTCGTGCCGACCGGAAACGCGCCTACCATCACGCCGACAACTGGAGGCACGGCAGCGAGCGTTGTTTCGGTAATGGACGACACGCTAGGCATTGTAATGACGCAAGTCGGTGCTGCGCCACTTGCCAATCAGTACACATTTAGCGCAGGCGTGTTCACATTCAACTCTGCACAATACAACCACGCCGTGACGATGACTTACGGCTACATTCCTGCCGCAGTTGAGCAGGCTGTAATTGAAATGGTTGGATTGGACTTGCAGCAACGTAACAATATAGGTATCACGAGCAAGTCTCTCGCAGGCGAAACGATTGCGTATGAGAAGAAAGGGATCTCAGACAGCGCAAAAGAAATGCTGATGCCGTACAGAAGGATGGTGATTGCATGAACATCATTGTCGCCGTCCATGCTGAATCATTGCTACTCAAGTTGGCCGGTGCGCCAACTCGTGTGCGACAAGCACTGTTGAAATCAATCACGAAATCTTCTGTGCAAGTACAGCGTGCAGTGAAAGAAGGTAAATTGACCGGGCAAGTATTGCACGTGCGCACTGGCACGTTGCGCCGCTCGATCAATCGTGAAGTCATTGAGCGTGATGATGGAATATTTGCAGTTGTCGGAACGAATGTAAAGTATGGCGCTGCGTGGGAGCAAGGCTTTACAAAGCGGATCGGCGCAGGAGCACGTGGCGGTCCAAAAGGGCTGCTTGGCATGGCGCGGGAACGTTATTTTATGAAGCATCCTCCGGGTGAAAAGAATGTCGTTGCCCGCCCGTTCCTACGCCCAACGCTTGAAGAATTCAAGCCGCGAATTCGCGAAGATTTGCGCAATGCCGTGCTTGGGGCGCTGCGATGACCCGCGAAAACATTTACAGCGCGATCTTTGCCTTCTGGTCGAATCTGACCATTGGAGGCTCGCCAGCATTCAAACTGGCCACAAGAAAATTGCAGGATTGGGAAAAGGTCGAGGCAGAAGACCAGCCAGCCCTGCTACAACTACAGCGTCGAGAGACTGTCTCTAAACCGCGAGGACTTCCTGCCAAATGGACATTGTCGCTCGACCTGTACCTATATGTGCACACGGGCGCTGTGAATGACCCGAACGTCAACCCATCACAATTGTTTAATCCGTTGATGGACGCAATCGAAGCCGCGATGGCAATTGACGATGTCGGGAACAATGCTGTGACGCTCGGTGGAGTCGTATCGCATTGCTATATTGATGGCGCGGTAGAAATTTTCGAGGGCAATCTGGGCGATCAGCTCGTTGCCATCATTCCAATTACAGTCGTAGTCCCAACCTAGAAGGAGGTTCATCATGCAATACCAATTCGGTTCTGGCGTGCTTTACGGACGCAGCTTGACAAATACCCCTGCAACGCCGGTTCGTTTTGGCGCATTGCAGGATGTGTCCATAGACTTTGCGTTCACATCCAAGCCGCTCTATGGCTCGTTCCAATTCCCGCTGGCCGTTGGTCGCGGAACAGCCAAGGTGCAAGGCAAGGCAAACTTCGCGCAGTTCAACGCCCAAGCGTTCAACGATTTGTTCTTTGGCTTGTCTAACCCAACAACTGGCGAAACGAAGACTGCTGTGCAGGAAGCGCAAACCATCAGCGCCAACATTGTTACGGTTACCAACAACTCGACATATGTGCAGGATTTGGGCGTGGTGAAGTCTTCTGACGGCACAGTTTACACACGCGTGACGTCTGGCCCTGTAGGCCAGCAATACTCCTGCAATGAGACAACAGGCGTATACACATTCAACAACACGCAGAATGCTGTAGCTGTGCTGGTGAGCTACCAATACACGGATGCAGCAAACGGTAAAAAGATCACGATGACGAACCAGCTGCTAGGAAATTCTCCGCAGTTCATCGGGGTGTTTACCAGTATCTATAACAGCAAGCAAATTTCGCTGACGCTGAATGCTTGCATGTCGAACAAGTTGACGCTCGCAACCAAGCTCGAAGATTGGACTGTGCCATCGTTCGACTTTGAGGCATTCTGCGATGCATCGAATGTGCTTGGCACGATGTCGATGGATGAATAAGGAGATGCAAGTGGAAGATCAAGACAAAGTGGTTCGCATCCCTCCAACAGAAAATCGTGGAGGGGCGTGGGTGCAAATGGGCATGGAGGAATACCGAATTCCTCCGTTAGGGTTCGGTGCGATCAAAGAGCTGCCGGACAAGTTGTCGGCGCTTAAAGGCATGGGCGCCGTGCCAACTGGTGAACAGATGGATGTCGTTGCTGAAATCGTGCAGATGGCGATGAAGCGCAATTACCCAGACATCACCGTTGGCGAGGTGTTCGATAAGTTAGACCTTGGCAACTTCTCCATCGTGTTCAATGCGGTTCTGAGCATGAATGGCTACAGGAGTGCAAAGCCGGGGGAAGCGCCTCCTCCCATGAATCCATAGACTGGGACAGCTTATACGTCACGCTCATCGAGGCGTTTGGCTGGTCATGGGAGTATGTTGATGAGGAGATGACGCTGCCGCGAATGGAGGCGATTGCCAAAAGGTGGGACGCGATCCCGCCGCTGGCGGTCAGCCTTGCAGGCATAGCGGCAGCACTTGGCGTGAAGCGTGAGTCAGGGAAAGACGTGGAACAAAACATGGAAGAGCTTGCCGCAGCATTGGGTGGAATTTCCCGGAGACCGGAATGGCAGATGACAACAAAGTAGCACTTGAGTTTGGTGCCAAGACCGGAGAACTTGATGGCGCTCTCGGAAAACTTCGAGAGGGCTTGCAAGGCCTTGGAGAACACCTTAAGGGCAGCTTTGATCCGGCTACTGCGGCATCAATGGCACTTGGCATGGGCATTGAGCGCCTCGGAGAAGAACTCGGCAAGTTCGTCTCCGAGGTCGTGCATGAGGCCATTCATGCTTATGCTGAGTGGGGTGAACAAGTAGAGCACATGCAGCACAGGCTTGGCGGTTCCGCAGAATCGCTGTCCAGTCTTAAGGTTGCACTTGACGCGGTTGGTGTAGGCCAAGGTGAGTATGAGGCAATTGCTCGGCGCTTACCGATGATCCTTGAGCAACATGCTGATAAGTTCAGGGCGGCGGGTGTCGCCTATGCGGATGCGAATGGCAACCTGCTCTCTGCATCGGCCACCATCCAAAACATCAACACATATCTGCAAACATTTTCCGCTGGCGCGGCGCGCAATGCTGCTGGCGCAGATTTGATGGGCAGGTCATATGCGATGATGGCCGATATGGTGGAGCTGACTGCCCAACGGCAGGCTGAGGCAACAGAGGTCGCTAAGCAATTCGGCCTGACGATGTCACAATATGACTTGGAAGCCACCAACGATTTTAATGCCGAAACCAACCTGTTACACTCTGCACTGCACGGGTTTTATGTCACGATAGGCTCGGCGCTGACGCCTGCGTTGACAGCACTGGCAACAGCTTTACGCTCCCTACTGGTTCCGGCATTCGATGCGTTCAGCGTCGTTGTCAAAGTCATTGGGGTGTTGTTTGATGGCCTTGTGATGTCTGCCACACTTGTCATTGCCGCCATTGATGCGCTTGCCGCATCGTTTGAGTTGCTTATTCGGCTGTCTGCTGCTGCGGCCACAGCGCTGAGTGGGAATTTTGCAGGTGGCATGGCGCAAGCTAAAGCCGTCGCTGAAGACTACAAGAAGACCATTGCAGGGCTTGGCGACATGGTCGCGAAAACGGCGACCGATCTGAATGCACATATGAGCAAGCCCGTTTTTGGCGGAGCTGCAACACCAGAAGATACCACATCGGCACCAGCCAAAATCAAATCATCAAATCAAATGGGTGAATATGCGCTTGCGAAGGCGCAGTCCGAGGCTGAGTTGGCACTGCAAAGAGAATACCTTAAAGAAGCACAGTCAATGTATGACGCTGCGTATGCAGACAGCGAGATCTCGACGAAAGCGTACTATGCGGCCAAGCTGCAAATTGAAGAAACGGGAGTTGCAGCCTCCATTGCGGCCAAACAAAAAGAACTGCAAGTCGCACAAACCAAAAAAGGTAAGAACGAGGAGGAACAGTTGAAGTTCGCGGCAGAGCAGGCCGCCATTGCAGGACAGATCAATGTACTGGAAGCACAACGTACCGACTTGATTCGCAAGAATACTGTCGAATACCAGAATGCCGAAAAGGCGCGCACAGCCGCGATGAACGCATCGCTGGCAAAAGAACAGCAAAATTTAGACACGGCGCAACTTGACATGGACAGGTCAAATGCGAAGCAGCGTCTTGCATTACACCAAATGACGGCGGAGCAAGAGTTTGTGCTGCAACGGCAAATGGAAGAGCGCAGCCTGGCGATCACCAAGGAATACTTGCTCAAGAAGCGTGACGCCGACATGCTCACGTCCAAAGACAAGACGCAGACTCTACGAGACTACAACATTGCCGTCGAAGAGGCTGAACAGAAGCATCAACAGAAACTTACCGACATTGACCATGCCGCAACGCTAGAAAGGATGAAATACAGCTTACAGGCGCAGCAAACAATAGAAGGCTCGATGACTACGATGTTTGAAGACATCATCAAAGGCACCAAGTCCCTGTCGGACGCCTTCAAAAGTTTCGCTGATAGCGTTATCTCTGAAATCATTCGCATTCAAGCTCAAAAGTTGGCGGCATCCGTCATGGGACAAGGCACAAGTGGAGGCAGCACATGGGGTGCAATTCTTGGTGCGATTGCAAGTGGCGCGGGAGGATCGTCTGGTGGAGGGACAGGCTCCGTAAGCGGCTCGTTCAATGCGTCTGATGCATCGGCTCTAGGAATATCGCAGCGCGCCGTTGGCACCAACTTTGTGCCAAACGACATGCTCACCTTCGTTCACCGTGGTGAGCGCATCACGCCCGCCGTGCAGAACAATGCTGCCGTGCTAGGCGGCGGAGGACAACAGACTTCTGTCACTAACCATTTCACCGTGTCCGGTAATGTTGATGCCCGTACACAGGCGCAAATCGCGACATTGGCGGGTCTATCAATTCAACGTGCAATGGCGAGGAACGCATAATGAGCTTCATCGAAACGCCACGCTTTCCAGATGAGGTATCTGCATGGATGCAGGGCGGCGAGGAATTCGTCACCGACATCGTGATGGTCAATTCCGGTGCTGAACAGCGCAACATGGTGTGGTCGTTGCCTCTGCGCAGATATTCCCTGTCGAATGGGATGCGGACGATCGCCAACGCGCAGGCGACAAAAGCATTCTTCCGAGCGGTCGGTGGTCGCGCGAATGGCTTCCGCGTGAAGGACATCTTCGATTATTCAACCGACCACACGACTGGAGTTCTTGGCGCGGGGGTCGGCACCGGGACTCCAACATATCAACTCAACAAAAATTATGTAAGTGGAAGCGTCACAAGTGTCGGAAAATTGGTAAAGCCCGTTGTCGGCACAACCGAGATCAAGCGCAATGGCGTCACGCAGACATTTGGCACTGGCGCAGGACAATGGTCAATTGACACGACCACCGGCATCGTGACGGTGATGGAGGATGCCCTTGCCAACGCATCCTCCATCACCGCGAATGCAACCACCACCGTCGTTTTGGCGTCGAATTTGGGATTGGTAGCAGGACAATTGCTGTACCTAGACCTGTTTTCAGGTGCGAATGCTGCCGCCGTTAATAACTTGGCACACACCATCAACAGTGTGACGGGGAACGGACCATACACGTTTGTGCTTGCTACAAATACCGCTGGAATGACGATCACATTGGGCAGTGGGAAAGGGGAGAAATACCCACAGCCAAGCGAGACGCTGACCGTTGCCACAGAGTTCGACATTCCCGTACGCTTCGACGTTGACTGGTTGCAGATCAGCCTGAATCCGGGAGGCTTGCTTGATTGGGCGCAGGCTAACCTTGTGGAGCTGCGCAACCCATGAAGACCATTAGCGCGGCGCTTAAAGCGCACTTGGAGGGTAAACTGCTCACCGTCTGCACGCTGTGGAAGGTCACGCGGACGGACGGACACGTGTTTGGCTTCACAGATCACGATCAGAATGTGACATTTTCAGGCGTCACATACCTTGCCGCGACAGGCCATACGGCTTCAAGTATAAAGACAACGGCAAGGTTGAATGTGGACAATTTGGAAGTGCAGGCGATGCTGTCAAGCGCCACAATCAAAGAAGCGGACATTCATGCCGGGCTGTGGGACTTCGCGCAAGTGCTGACCCAAGCCGTGAATTACAACGATCTGACCATGGGGGCAATGATTCTGCGGCAAGGCTGGCTCGGGAATATTAAGACAGGGAGATTTGATTTTGTGGCGGAGTTGCGCGGCATGACACAGCCGTTGCAGCAAGTAATCGGTCGTGTGTACGCCCCTGGTTGCGATGCCGCTCTCGGCGATACACGCTGCGGTGTCGTGCTTGGCAATTTTACTGTCACAGGCAATGTCACTTCCTCTACCAGCTCACGTGTTTTTACCGATTCAGCGCGAACTGAAAATGCCGCTTATTTCGAGGGCGGACTTGTGACTTGGACAGGCGGAGCGAATGCGAACTATCGTATGGAGGTTAAAACGTTCGCCAATGGGATCGTGACGATGCAGCAAGCGATGCCAAATACGATCTCTATCGGTGACACTTACAGCATGAGCGCAGGATGCGACAAGATACGCACAACATGCGTATCTAAATTCAACAACGTCGCAAACTTTCGCGGATTTCCAGATTTACCGGGGCGCGATGCCATGATTTCGGGGAAACTATGACCCGCATAGACTTCGTTTCCGCCGCACGAAGCTACATCGGCACGCCGTTCCATCACCAAGGCCGTTTACCGGGTGTCGGGTTGGACTGTGCGGGGGTTGTCGTTTGTGCTGCTGTGGCTTGCGGGGTTGAGGTGCAGGACGTGCTCGGTTATGGCCGTATCCCGTCCCAAGGTCTTTTAGAAGCGTCAGTTCTTGCGCATTGTGAAAAGATAGAATTCGGCGCTGTCCGATCTGGTGACATCATGCTGTTTAAGTTCCTGCGTGAGCCGCAACACTTGGCTGTGTTTGACAACGGAATGTTGATACACGCATACCAAGATGTTGGCCGGGTCGTGGAGAGCGGTCTCGATGCAACTTGGCGTTCACGATTGGTGGGGTGTTATATGCTGAAAGGTCTGGCATGAGCACGATACAGATAATCGGTGCCGTAGAGGTCGTTGTCGGTCTGTATTCTGGGAACTATGGACTGGCGGTGTCCGGCGCGGCATTGTTGTTATCGCCAACGCCATCGGACGTTACGCAGCAAGGTCCGCGCCTTAACGATCTGAAGGTGATGTCATCACAATATGGCAATCCTGTTCCCAAAGTCTACGGAGCATCGCGCTTGTCCGGCAATGTGGTATGGTCAACTGATATCATCGAAATTTCCCACAGTACAGAGTCCGGCGGGAAGGGAAGCAGTCCGACCGTAACCACGACGACTTATACCTACGCGCAATCCTTTGCGGTGGCGTTATGCGAGGGAACGATTGCGGGAATTGGGCGGATATGGGCGAATGGTAAGTTGATTTACAATGTTACGTCAACTGCCACGGTTGCCGACATAATTGCAAGCCAACGTCTTGCCGCTTCTATGCGTGTTTACACAGGCTCTGAAGCGCAGACAGCGGACAGCCTAATTCAAGCCCATGTCGGCGCGGCCAATACGCCAGCTTATCGCGGGACAGCTTACGTCGTGTTTGAGAATTTGCAATTGGCAGACTTTGGAAATCGTACTCCTAATCTTGAATTTGAAATCATACAAAGTGGATCTCTCGGACTTGTTGTGCTGGCCACTAGCTCTCCGGCCTCCCCATATGTCCTTATGGTTACGAATACAGGAGGGAGCATTGTCGCGGGTGCCCTGCTGTCTGCAGCCGGGCAGTATTATTTGCGCGTGTGGCAGCAAGATGCAAATCTGACAATGCTGACTGACCAAACGATTCCGCCAGACCTATTTGCTGTGCGCTGCACTAACGATGGAAATGGCAATGCCTATTTCTCCGGGGGAGACGTAAATGGATATGCAGTCCTGACAAAAGTTGGCACAAACGGCTTTATAAAAGTCGGAAGAAACGCTGTGAATTCAAATTTACCATCTGGGATTGCGGTGCTAAAAGCTGCCTCAAATAAATTACTTCCATTTGTTCTATTGGGCACAGCGAACGACACGAACTTGTACGTGTTCGACAAAAATTGCACATATCAAGGCGTAATACCTGTGAATACACGCGGCTACTTCGTGATGGAGGACTCATTAGGCTATGTCTGGATGATTGGATCCCTCGGAGCGATCGGGAAGTATCAGCTATTCGGCAGCAAGTTCAGCGATATGCGCGCTGTGCTTGTCGGGAGCTGGGCAGGCATCAGCACTTATGATCTCAACGCCAGAACTGTCATCATCGAAGACACACTAGGCCGTTTCTGGTTCATGCCATGCAACGCCACTGGCGCAACGCCTGCCGTCGCCGTGCAACTATTGAACGCAAACGGCAGCGTGACGACTTACACAAGCGCGTATGTCGGACACGTTTCAGGAACACCCGTACTCGCGCGGTCAATAACTTCCAGCGGAGACGCCATATATTTTTACGTGATACAGCTTGCGGAGTTGATCTATTTTGACCTCGACACGCTGTCGTTCGGCGTGGCGAGCACGTCAATAGCGCTGACGGGCGATCTGACAGCTTCAACAGACAAGACCATACTATATAGCGCGAACAAGGCGGTGTCTTTGTTTTCCATTTCAAATACACCCGTGGCGCTGTCAAGTACGACATCAGACATTTGCACCCGTTCTGGCCTAACAGCAGGCCAGATTGATGTTACACAATTAACAGACACTGTCGTCGGGTATATCGTGCAACGCAGCACAGGTCGCGCACAGATTGAGCAGTTGATGCAGGCGTTTTACTTCGATGCCGTCGAGTCCGATGGTAAAATAAAGTTCATAAAACGCGGCGGTTCAACGGTATTAACTATCACTGAAGACGACCTTGCGGCTTATACCTACGGTGGAGCAATGCCTGTCAACCTGGCGATGGAGCGTAGACAGGAAATGGAACTTCCTGTTGAGATGAACGTGCAGTACATGGAAACGGCGGCAGCATACCAAGTGAACTCACAACGGTCACAGCGTCTGATAACGAATAGCTCTAACAAACAGACGGTCAACTTGGCCATTTCAATGGACGCGAGCAAGGCGAAGCAGATTTCGGACGTGCTAATGTTCGACGCGTGGACGGGCAGAACGACCTTTGGCGTAATGAACGGTTGGAAGTACAGCTACCTTGAGCCAACAGACGTGGCTGGTGTTACGAAGGGCGCGTATACATACAACATGCGCATCGTAGATGAGGACGCACATGGCGGGGTTTATAACAGAAGCGCAGTGCTGGAAGACGCATCCGTTTACACACAGACAGCAAACGCTGCTGCGCCGATTTCTCCCGTGACAACAGTTTCCTCTCCTCCGCTGCTCAACCTTGTACTAATGGACATTCCTCTGCTGCGGGATCAGGACGACGGCGTCGGATTTTATGCAGCCGCCTGTGCGTATTCTGGAACGTGGACGGGCGAGCAGACATTCAAATCGAACGACGGCGGTGCGACATGGTCGCAGAGCGGTCGTGCAATTCTGAATGAGGCAACAATCGGAACAGCATCAACGGCGCTGAGCGATTTTTTTGGCGGCAACACATTCGATGAAATGAATAGTGTGACTGTTACAATGTCGCGCGGCACGTTGTCAAGCGACACCGAGCTGAATGTGCTAAATGGCGCGAACGTTCTTTTGCTCGGGAACGAAATATTGCAGTTCAAAAACGCAACACTTGTTGCGACTAACACTTACACGCTGACGGGGTTGTTGCGCGGAAGACGCGGAACTGAATGGGCAATGAGCACTCACGCCGCTGGAGATCGCGCAGTCTTGCTGTCCTCGACAACAACATACATATTTGACAACCCGAGTTCAGAATACAATCTCGCAAGAAAATATCGCGGGGTTGCAATTGGCGGATTCTTGGACGACGCATTTGACGTTGACTTCACAAACACCGCAGTTGCACAGGAGTGCTATTCCCCCGTTCAGCTCGGCGGTGGCCGTAATGCCGCAAACGATGTCATACTCAATTGGGTGCGAAGAACGCGCATAGGTGGCGCGTGGAATGATTATGCGGACGTTCCGTTGGGTGAGACATCGGAGGCTTACACCGTCGAGATTTACAGCAGCAGCACATACGCCACGCTGAAACGCACGATTAGCGGCCTGACGACGCCGACAACCACTTACACCGCAGCACAGCAAACGGCAGACGGGTTGACGTCCGGCAACACCGTCTATTTCATTGTCTATCAAATATCCGCCACCGTCGGAACCGGCTATGGCGCAAGGGGAAGCGTATGAGCAACAGCACAACATTATTGGACACAATCAGTAGTTCGCAGGCGAACAAAGAAGTAACGGCCAATGCGTTGTTCGACGCAGAGTCGCCAGCTTCGTTGTATGGCAGACGGGCGTCAACGACGGCGAACCTGACATGGGGATACTACGGCGGGTATTTGAACGTGTCCGGAACGCTGACGGCGGTTCCGAACGGGACCAAGACGCTCACCGACGGGGCGACGAATTACGTCGAAAGCGACCCGAACACAGGCAATTTATCGGTCAACACATCAGGCTTCACGGCAGCGAACACGCCGATCTACGCCATCGTGACGGCTGGAAATCTTGTGACAAGCTACACAGATTTTCGTGCGTTCCATTTTTCCAAGGGTCCAATTTCGCCGACACAGGTGCGCGCGTCCGGACAAGTTCTGGCCACGGGCGGAACGGCGAACGACACGGCGGATGGCGTACGGATGACTTACCAGACTGGCAACGGTTACCTGTCTGCTGGACCTACAGACGG